CGACGCCGGAAGAGCAGTCTGCTGAACAGGAAGCCTCTAAGTCCTTCTCCCAAGAAGAGCTAGACGCCATCGTAGGCAAACGACTCGCAAGAGAGCAGCGTAAATGGGAACGCGAACAGGCTCAAAGAGCAGAGGAAATGCAGGCGCGGCAGCAGCCGATCTACGACATTACCCCTGAACAATTTGAGACTTACGAGGATTACGCAGAGGTTTTGGCCGAACGTAAAGCCGAAGAACTGCTGGCACGCCGTGAAAAGGACAGCCAGCAACGTGCAATGCTAGAGTCTTATCACGAACGTGAAGAGGCAGCGCGGGACAAGTATGATGACTTTGAACAAGTCGCATACAATCCCAACCTTCCAATCACCGACGCGATGGCGATGGCAATACAAGCGTCCGATATTGGTCCCGACGTGATTTATCACTTAGGGCTTAACCAAAAAGACGCCCAGCGTATTTCGCGTATGGACCCCATTTTGCAAGCTAGGGAAATTGGTATGATCGAGGCGCGGCTTACAGCCGAACCTACGTTCAAAAAAACCTCCAACGCCCCGGCACCGATTGCACCTGTCACTGCCCGCACCTCTGGTGCGCCGACATTTGATACGACAGACCCACGGGCGGTAAAGTCCATGAGTACGTCAGATTGGATTGAGGCAGAACGGCAACGGCAGATCAAGAAGTTCGAGGCACAACGCAACAGATAATTTAGGATTATTACCATGTCTAACTCGATTTTAACAATCGACATGATCACGCGCAAGGCGCTTGAGATTCTCGAAAACAACCTTGTTCTTACACGTAACGTAAACCGTCAGTACGACGACAGCTTTGCTGTTGAAGGTGCTAAAATTGGTTCAACCCTGCGTATCCGTCTTCCAGACCGCGCACTTGTAACTGATGGCGCAGCCCTTCAGGTACAGGACGACAACGAGCAGTTCACAACTCTGACCGTTGCCAACCAGAAGCACATCGGCGTCAACTTCACGACTGCTGAATTGACCATGCAGTTGGACGATTTCGCAGAGCGCGTTCTCAAGCCACGTATCTCGCAGCTTGCTTCGAGCATCGACGCAGACGTTGCCAACGCTTACGCGACCATCGGTAACTCGGTCGGCACGCCCGGCACTACGCCAGCTACTTCGGCTGTTCTTCTTGCTGCACAGCAGAAGCTCAACGAAAACGCCGCCGTGATGTCGCCACGTTATGCCACTGTCAACCCAGCCGCAAACGCTGGCTTGGTAGAAGGCATGAAGGGCCTCTTCAACCCAACTGACACGATCAGCAAGCAGTTCAAGAACGGCATGATGGGTACTGGCGTACTTGGTTTCGACGAAATCAATATGTCGCAGTCCATCAAGCAGTTCACCACTGGTTCGCGTACTGCAACCGGCGGCACGACTTCGGCGGCTGTTACGACAGAAGGTGCAACCACCATCGCCATCACTGGTGCTGGTAACGCTGCTACTGTCAAGGCTGGCGACGTGTTCACTGTAGCTGACTGCTTTGCAGTTAACCCACAGACCCGTGAAAGCACAGGTTCGTTGTTCCAGTTCGTTGCATTGGCTGATGTTTTGCTCAACGGCTCTGGAGCAGGCAACATCACTGTTGCACCAATCTACTCGGCTGGTCACGCGCTTGCCACTGTCAACGCTCTGCCTGCTACCAGCAAGGCTGTTGTGTTCGTCGGTGCTGCGTCGTCGCAGTACGCGCAGAACCTCGTATACCACAAGGATGCCATCACCTTCGCAACCGCCGACCTTCTGCTCCCACAGGGCGTAGATATGGCTTCGCGTCAGGTACACAACGGTATCTCGCTTCGCGTTGTTCGTCAGTACGACATCAACAACGACCGTATGCCTTGCCGTATTGACGTTCTGTATGGCTACAGCACGATCCGTCCGCAAATGGCCGTTCGGATGTGGGGCTAATTTAATCATGGCCCTCGGTTCGCCGGGGGCCATAACTTTTCAGGAGATTTATCATGGCATTACCAAATGGCGGTTCCGCCTATCAGGTTTCAGATGGCAACGTTGATGCAGCCAAGCTGCTCGGCGGCTCGATCCTTACAGCTTCATCGGGCGCAGGCATCTATTTTCTTACAACTGCCGTAACGGCAAACAGCACGACAACCGACGCCCCTGCGGGTTCGATTGGCGTGACCACGAACGCAACCGGACTTGGCAAGATGTTCATTTCCGATGGCACTAAGTGGCAGTTTGCTGTTGTTGCGTAATTAATTTTGGGCGGCTTTCGGGCCGCCCATTTTCAGGAGTAATAACATGCCCAATACTAAAGCAGTAGGCGTTGCTTACGCCGACCCTGAGTTTGAAAGCGTTACCGTTACCGGCACGATGAGCGCCGCATCGGTCGTTTCAACGGCTGCCAGCGGTGCTGTTGCGTCTAACGCCAGCGCAGGCGTTTACATTCTCAGCACAGCGATTACCGCTAACTCAACCACCACTTCTGCACCTGTAGGTTCGCTCGGCATTACGACAAACTCTACTGGCCGCGGCAAGCTGTTCTACTCGGACGGCACCAAGTGGCAGTTCATGGCAATCAGCTAACATAGTGGACGGCTTTCGGGCCGTCCATTTTACGGAGTTTCTATGGCTGTCATCTATCTTGTTCACGAAGTCCACGGCGCAAAAGTCGCTATTTCAGAAGAAGAAGCGATTTCTGATGAATATTTTGGTTGGGAACGCTATAATCCTGACGCGCCTGTAGAGGCGCCAGTAAACGAAATGCCGGCGCGCAATAGTCGTCGCCGCACAACGCAGGAAGACTAACCAATGGAAACGGCTGGGGACATCATTAACGGATCGCTTAGGCTGCTAGGCGTTCTGGCAGAAGGCGAAGTTCCATCGGCTGAGACATCGCAAGACGCTCTGCGCGCCATGAACCAGATGATTGATAGTTGGAACACAGAGCGCCTGTCCGTCTACGCAACGCAAGACCAAATATTCACATGGCCCGCAGGGCAAATATCGCGCACGCTTGGGCCTTCCGGCGACTTCGTCGGCAACCGCCCTGTCCTGCTTGATGAATCGACGTACTTCGTCCAGCCCGGCACCGGCGTCAGCTACGGCATCAAATTTATCAACCAGCAGCAGTATAACGGTATCGCGGTCAAGTCCGTCACATCGACATTTCCGCAAGTTATTTTCGTCAACATGACGTACCCTGACATTGAAATGTTTATCTATCCGCGCCCCACAGCGGACCTGACATGGCATTTCATTTCGGTTGAAGAACTGACGCAGCCTGCGACGCTGGCAACGCAACTACATTTCCCGCCCGGCTATCTGCGTGCGTTCCGCTATAACTTGGCCTGCGAAATGGCGCCTGAGTTTGGCACGGAGCCTTCGTCGCAAGTCCGCCGTCTGGCGATGTCGTCGAAGCGTAACATCAAGCGCATCAACAACCCTGATGACATCATGTCGATACCGTACAGCCTGATTGCTTCGCGTCAGCGGTTCAACATCTACGCCGGGAACTACTAATGAAGACGCCGATCCTTGGGTCGGCGTATGTCGCTAGAAGCGTCAACGCCGCCGACAACCGTATGGTTAACCTGTTTCCTGAGATTGTCCCTGAAGGCGGCAAGGAACCAGCGTTCCTTCAGCGCGCGCCGGGGCTGACTGCGCTGGCGACTGTTGGCGTTGGCCCGATCCGCGGCATGTGGACCTATGGCGACTACGGCTATGTCGTTTCTGGCCCGACGCTGTTTCAGGTAGACACCAACTGGAACGCTGTCGCTAAAGGCACTGTGGGCGGTTCTGGCCCTGTCAGCATGGCCGACAACGGCACGCAGCTATTCATCGCCGCTAACCCGCTAGGCTACATCTACAACGCCAGCACCGATGTGTTCCAGCAGATCACCGACCCTGACTTCCCCGGCGCTGGCACGGTCGGCTACATCGACGGCTACTTTGTATTTAACGAACCGGGTACGCAAAAGATTTGGGTAACGTCGCTGCTCGACGGCCTGTCCGTTGACCCGCTGGAGTTTGCCAGCGCCGAAGGCAATCCAGACAACGTAGCCGCTATCTTTGTTGACCACCGCGAAGTCTGGGTGTTTGGCACAAACTCTACCGAAGTCTGG